TGAAGATTTCACAATTCGTAGAGCAGTTGAATCGTGGATGAACGGAATTAATAGTCATGGCGGTAATGTTCGTGCTGCTGGTGCTGCCAGTCCTACAGGTTATACTGTAGATGCTGAAGTAACACAGTATGGAAAAACTGGCGACACATTGAAGAAATATAAGTTTGTTGGAATGTATCCACTTGATTTGGCACCAATTGATTTAGATTGGTCATCAAACGACACTATTGAAGAATATGGCGTAACATTCGCATATCAATGGTGGGAAACAGATACAACAACTTAATCTATATAATTATACGGAGAGGACTACGGTTCTCTCCATCATGCTTTTTTGAATTGGAATAAAATACTATGGCAAACAAATTCTCTCTTTTCGGTTTTACGATTGCTCGAAACAAGCAGGAAGCTGATGCGGAAGTTCAGCAATCATTTTCAGCACCAGCCAACGAGGATGGTGCTCTTACTATTACCTCTGCCGCTTATTATGGAACTTATGTTGATCTTGACGGCACCGCTAAAAATGATGTAGAACTTATCTCACGTTATCGTGAAATGGCTATGCAGCCAGAGATTGAATCAGCAATTGATGATATCGTTGGTGAAGCAATTTGCCAAGATGATGATGGTAAGATTATCGAAATCGTTTTGGACGATTTAAAACAACCAGAAAAAATTAAGAAAGCCATTAAAGATGAGTTTGAAACGGTAATGCGTTTACTCAACTATAAGAACATGGCACAAGATATTTTCCGTAGGTACTATGTTGATGGTAGAATGTACTACCATGTTATCGTAGACCAAACAAAGCCAATGGAAGGTATTAAAGAATTACGATATGTAGACCCACGCAAGTTAAAAAAAGTTCGTGAAATGAAAAAAACGAAAGATGAGCGTACTGGTGTAGAAATAATGAAAGTCGTTAACGAATATTATCTTTTTAACGATAAAGTTACTACAGGCAGTTCATCTAATTTTGGTCCAGTAGGTGTACGAATCACAACAGATTCTATTCTTGCTTGTGTTTCTGGTCTTATGGATTCACGCCGTGCCGTTATACTTAGTTACTTACACAAAGCAATCAAGCCTTTGAATCAGTTAAGGATGATTGAAGATGCAACTGTTATCTATCGTATTAGCCGTGCCCCTGAGCGCCGTATTTTTTACATTGATGTAGGTAATCTTCCTAAACTAAAGGCAGAACAATACCTCCGTGACATCATGGTAAAATACAAGAACAAACTTGTATACGATGCCAACACAGGTGAAGTCCGTGATGACCGTAAATTCTTATCCATGATGGAAGATTTTTGGTTGCCACGCCGTGAAGGTGGAAAAGGCACAGAGATTACTACACTACCTGGTGGTCAAAACCTAGGTGAGTTAGAAGATGTTAAGTACTTTGAGAAGAAACTATACAAGGCCTTGAATGTTCCTGTATCTCGTTTGAATCCAGAAACATCAGGTTTCTCTTTAGGTAGAAGTACAGAGATTACCCGTGATGAAGTTAAATTTGCCAAGTTTGTTGAAAGATTAAGAAACAAGTTTGCTGACTTATTTGAACAGGCTCTCCGTGTACAATGTGTACTTAAAGGTATCTGTACCGACCAAGAGTGGGAAGAATTTAAGAACTATATACATTTTGACTTCATTAAAGATAATAACTTTACAGAGTTAAAAGATGCTGAATTAATGAAAGAAAGATTGACTTTGTTGGGTGCCGTTGACCCATACACGGGTCGTTACTTCTCTCAGGCTTGGATTCAAAGAAACGTATTACGTTTGAATGATGATGATATCAAACTAATGCAATCTGAAATGGAAAAAGAAAAAGAAGAAGGTCTTGGATTGCCAGTTGGTGTTATGAATGACGTAGCACAACAACAGATGATGGCACAAGTACCACAACAACCTATGAATCCTGCCGACCAGGAACATGAAGCTGCCATGGCACAACAAGCAGCCAAAGCAAGTGCCAAAAAAGAAGAAGTTGGTGCCACATTATTAAAACTTAAACAAATATTATAAATATTCTGAATGGAGATTGAAATGGACACAAGACCAATTATTGATTACGCACAAGATGACAATGGTGTAGAGTTTAGAAATGCTTTATACGCCAGTATTCATGACCGTGTAGCTTCACATATTGAAGCCAAAAAGCAAGAAATTGCACAAAATTTAATTTCACCACAAGCTGAAGTTGAACAAGAGCAAGAAGAACAACAACAGGAAACAGAAGTTGAAAACACTTAAACAGTTTATGTCTGAGGCCAAAGGGAAAAAAGAAACCCAAATGGATCCTCCAGCTGTTTTATTAATGAAAAGGAAGTCGGTTAGACAATTTTCTGATGGTCAAAGAGTGGCATTATACTATGTGGAAAAATTAGATAAATATGTAACCTTACCATACACAGCAATGAAATGGTCCTCTACAGTACCATTAGAATTTCAATAGGATAAAAAAATGGCAATCGCAAATAGCATACAAACTTTAGTTGATACTAATACTAGAACCGTTATTAAACGTATTGGTATTATTGATTCTGATGAAAACGAAACAGTCATCATTGAACCATTAAAATTGTTTGGCGCCTTGAATGCCAATGGTGCTTACTATCAGACAGGCAATACAACACCTGCTGGTCTAGCAAACTCTGCATTTACTATTTCAAGAGTTCTTTGTGCGGTTGATGCTGAAGTTGGACATCTACAATTAAAATGGCAAGGTTCAACATCACAAACAATTCTTGCAACAGGCGTAGGTATTTTTGATAGCAATCCACAATACCAGTTTCCATCAATTGGAAACAACGCAATTGGTCCTACAGGTAACGTAACAATCAGAACGGTTGGTACAACCGCTAATGCAGCGTATACACTCATTATTGAATTACATAAGAATGGTGCTTACTACGATAGAGGTCAATTGACCGATCCAGCAGCATTCAACTATGGTGCTTATGCATTAAAACCATAATGAAAGATTTTGTTTCTAAACTTCTTGCCGGTAGTCTGGTAGAAGCCAGGGAACTGTTAGAAGATAAGCTTGATGAGTTAATTGAAGAAAGATTAACTGAAGAAAAAGCCAAGATGGCCTTGGAAATGTTTGATTTGGACGAAGGTAATGTCCAAAAAATGGGTAGAATGAAACTGGTTCGTGTTAGAATCAGAAAAGGAAAAGTTCAAAGACGTAGAAAAGTTTCTGGTGTTAAAGGTTTTACATTGCGTGGTGGCAAGATGATAAGAATGTCACCAATGGAACGTAGAAACCGTAAAATGGCAGCAAGAAGAAGCAAGTTTAAAAGGCGTGCTAAATTGGGACAAGCACTAAGAAAAAGAAAAATGTCCTTACGCAGAAGAAGTTCAATGGGATTATAAATGAAACTCATTAAAGAAATATACGAAACGGTAAATTATTTGGTCGAAGATTCCAATGGTAATAAAACATTGCATATCGAAGGACCCTTTCTTGTTGCCGAAAAGAAAAACCGTAATGGTCGACTTTACGAAGCTGCAACATTAAGAAAAGAAGTAGACCGTTACACAGAAGAATACATCAATAAGCATCGTGCTTTTGGTGAATTAGGCCATCCAGAAACACCATCCATTAATTTGGATCGTGTATCACATATGATTACTTCTCTAAAAGAAGATGGTAATGTATGGGTTGGTAAAGCAAAGATTTTAGATACACCAATGGGATTGATTGCCAGAAGCCTTATCGAAGGTGGCGCTCAATTAGGTGTGTCATCAAGAGGTATGGGCTCATTGAAAAACGTTAACGGTGTTAATGTTGTTCAGCCCGATTTCTATCTAGCCACAGCGGCAGATATTGTAGCAGATCCTTCTGCACCTGGTGCGTTTGTACAAGGTATCATGGAAGGTAAAGAATGGATGTTAGTCAATGGTGTATGGACAGAACAAGACCAATCTCAGGCGATTCAACAGATTCGTCAGGCTTCACGCCGTGAGATTGAAGAAGTAAGTCTGCACATTTTTGAAAACTTCATGAAAAAACTTTAAATATAAATATCCAATATAAATCAAGGAGATTTTTAAAATGGCAAAATTTAATCTGTCCGAAGCCGCTAAGCAAGTTCTAGTTGGTGAAGGTTCCAAAGAAACGTTTGATTCAAACATTTCATCTAAGCGCTCTGGCCAAAATGGTCCATCCAAGTTACCAACTTCTGTTGGTTACGGCATGAAAGACGCTGGTAAGATTGGTGATTCACCAAACTCTACAAAAGATGAATTACCTGATTACACAAAAGGCGCACCAACAGCAACGGCTCCAGGTGCTACACCTCCAGTAGGTTCTGAGCCAATGAAAAAATTGGCATCACAACCACAAAACGATAAGAATGGTGACCAGCCTGATGTTCAAGGTGGTGAAGATTCTTACGAAACTATTCGTGACCGTAAACCTGGTACAAAGCCAAAACAAACTATGCAAGCAAACAAAGGTGCCACATTCCAATCTTATGGCGAAGAAGCTGAAGTAGAAGGCGACTTAGTTGAGGAAGAAAAAGAAGAAGGCCACGAAGATGTTGTTCAAGACAAAGCAATGATTAAGAAAATGCTTAAGAAAGAAAAAATGAAAGAAGATTTAGATGCTCTTTTAGGTGGCGAAAACCTATCCGAAGAATTTGTAACCAAAGCTTCTACAATTTTTGAAGCTGCCGTTATTGCTCGTGCTGAAGAAGTTATTGCTGAAGCCGAAGTTGCTCTACAAGAACAGTTTGAAACTGCTGTAGAAGAAATCAAAGAAGATTTGGCTGCTAAGGTTGATGACTATCTAAACTACATGGTTGAGGAGTGGATGAAAGAAAACGCTCTGGCAATCGAAAAAGGTCTCCGTGCTGAAATTGTGGAAGACTTTATTACAGGACTTAAAGGTTTGTTTGAAGAGCATTACATCGATATCCCTGAAGAAAAAGTTCAAGTTGTAGAAGAACTTACTTCTAAAGTGGAAGAACTAGAAGATGCTTTGAACGAACAAATTGCTCGTGGCATTGAACTCACAAAGTCTTTGAACGAACAGAAAAAAATTGAGGCTATCTACACAGCGTGTGAAGGCCTGACTCAAACTCAAGTAGAAAAATTAAAATCGCTCGCAGAGGGTGTGGAATTCACTACTGAGGAAGAATTTGTAGCTAAGGTTGATGTTTTAAAAGAATCATATTTTAAAGCAGATGTCGTAGTTGCAGACAATTCAGCTCTTGATGAAGTTCTAGTTGAAGAAGAAAAGAAACAAGTTTACGCTGATCCTTCAATGGAAGTTTACACAAAAGCAATTTCACAAACTCTGGCTAAGTAATTAGCTTTAATACATACAAAAGGATAATAAAATGTATTTGACAGAAGAACTACAAAAAAAATGGCAGCCAGTTCTGGAGCATCCAGAATTAGAAGCCATCACAGACCCATACAAGCGCTCAGTTACAGCTCTTGTTTTGGAGAACCAACAACAAGCTATGGCTCAAGACCGTCAAGCTTTGAACGAAACAACTTATAGCGCTGGTGCAACCAACGTTACTGGTTCTGGTGTTCAAAACTTTGATCCAATTTTGATCTCTTTGGTACGCCGTGCTTTGCCTAATCTAATCGCTTATGACGTTGCTGGTGTTCAGCCAATGACAGGTCCTACAGGTTTGATTTTTGCAATGCGTGCTCGTTACACAGACCAAAATGGTTCTGAGGCATTCTTCAACGAAGCCAACACAGCATTCTCTGGTACATTCTCTGAGAATAACCCATATGGTTTCAAAGGTACCCGTGCAACTGACATCGCTAATCAATTCCAAAACCCAACAGGTAATACAACTACCTCTGGTATCGGAATGCCTACAGCTAACGCTGAATTTTTAGGTATTAATGATGACAGCCGTGTGTTCCAACAAATGGCCTTCTCTATTGAGAAAGTTACTGTAACTGCTCAAAGCCGTGCTTTGAAAGCTGAATACAGTTTAGAACTTGCTCAAGATTTGAAAGCAATCCATGGTCTTGACGCTGAAACAGAATTGTCAAACATTCTGTCTACAGAAATCTTGGCTGAAATCAACCGTGAAGTTATTCGTACAATCTACACCTGTGCCGTTCCTGGTGCTCAGTATGGTACAACTACCGCTGGTTATTTTGACTTAGATACAGACTCTAACGGTCGTTGGTCAGTTGAGCGTTTCAAAGGTTTGATTTTCCAAATCGAGCGTGATGCTAACGTAATTGCTAAGCAGACTCGCCGTGGAAAAGGTAACGTATTGATTGTATCTTCAGACGTAGCATCTGCAATGGCTATGGCTGGTGTACTTCAGTATACTCCTGCTCTTCAAGCTGACCTCCAAGTTGACGATACAGGCAATACATTTGCTGGTATGTTACATGGTCGTATCAAGGTATACATTGACCCATACTTTGGTGGCTACACAAGCAACCAAGAGTTGGTTACAATTGGTTACAAAGGTACAAGTCCGTATGACGCTGGTTTGTTCTATTGCCCATACGTTCCTCTCCAAATGGTTCGTGCTGTTGACCAGTACACATTCCAACCTAAGATTGGCTTTAAGACACGTTATGGAATGGTTGCTAACCCATTCGCACAAGGCGCTAATATTCCTGGTGCAGATAATGGCAAATTGTTGGCTCGTACCAACGTTTACTATCGTTTGTTTGGTGTTAAGAACCTCATGTAATAGTAATAAAAAAAATCACCTCAGAGTGATATTTCAAAGACCACCTTCGGGTGGTCTTTTTTTTGTCATATAAATAGTAATAGTATTTTTTATTATTTTGAAAAGGAAGTTATTATGTTTACTGATCCATATTATTTTAAGCCATATGCCGAATGGTTAGCCAGTTCAGATATTTTTGAAAGAGAAAGTTCTTCTGGTTTTATTAAAATCTTAAATGCTCTTGACCGTGATATTGTTGCCGCAGAAGTCGGTGTTGCTTTTGGTACAAATATGTTTCACATGATGGAAAAAGTTCCAAAGATTACCAAATATTATGCCGTTGACCAATGGGACGAATACAAAGATTATTCAGATGATTGTCCTTGGGGTCATATGGATGGTGGAATGATGAAAGGTGTTGGTGAAACATTTTTAGATAAGTTGAATAGTCCTGATAATAAAAATACAGATAAAGTGGTTTTAATTAAAAAATCTTCAGATGAAGGTCATCAATTTATTGAGAATGAATCATTGGATTGGATTTTTATTGATGCAAATCATTCACACAAGTCCGTATACCAAGATTGTATGAACTACTGGCCTAAAGTTAAAAAAGGTGGTATTTTCTCTGGTCACGATTGGTTCACAGATGACCGTGGAGTAAACACCGTAAGAAACGGAATCTACCAATTCTGTGAAAAAATGGGTATTGATAAAGATTCCATTATTTCTTTAAGAGATGATCCAGACCACCATGTTAATGAAGGTTGTTGGATGATCCAGAAGTAACCTAAATACTAGTATGACAGCAATCACCAGAATTCCTCAAAACACCAACTATCTACAACCAACAAAATACCTGTTGACTTTTGATAGGATTGGTTCTGTTCAATACTTCTGCCAAGCGGTAAACATACCAGGGGTAAGTATAGGACAGGCTCCAATCTCTACACCAAGTGCAGACATATATGCACCTGGTAATAAGCTTTCTTACAACCAGTTAAACATTGATTTTGCGGTTGATGAGAAGCTGGACAGTTGGCGCCAACTCCATGATTGGTTCCGTTCCATCGCAGCACCAGAGAGTTTTTCTGAAAGAAAAAGGTTAACTGATGTACAGAACCAATACAGGTCTGGCGGATTAAAGAATTATGGTGATGCCACATTGACTGTATTAAACAATTTAAACAATCCAACACTTAGGGTAAAGTTTGTAAATGCTTTCCCTATCTCCCTATCAGACATTCAGTTTGATACCAAAATGACGGCCGATGACATTGTATATGCTAGTGCCAGCTTTATTTTTGATTACCACTTATTTGAAGCATTATAGCTTGACAAGTAAACTAATAATGTAGTATCCTATGGTTTTATAAACCTTTTTTGAATATATTATGGAAAATTTAGAACAAATATTAAAGTATTGGGAATCAGATACCGACATTGACCAAACCGAACCCGGTAAGGAGATGTTAAAGATTCCTAAACTACACAACAAATATCTCTCCATTCTTACCAAACATAAGATTGCTTCCAAAAAAGCACACTTTGATTATCAGCGTATGCGCAAGGTAAAAATTGAGTATTATTCTGGTCGTATGGACCAAGAAGAACTTGATGCTCGTGGATGGACACCATTTCAATTCGTATTAAAATCGGATATCAATGCCTACTTAGAAGGTGATGATGACATGATTAAAATGTTAGAGAAGAAAGTATACCATGAAGAAACGGTATCTGTACTTGAATCCATTTTAAATGAACTGAAACAAAGAACATGGCAATTAAGAGAATTTATATCATGGGAGAGATTTATTGGCGGTCAATGATATAGTAATCTCCAAAAAAAATGAAGTGTATGCCAAGATAACTTGTGAAAAACACATAGCACAAGAGTTGTCGGAGTTTTTCACATTCTTTGTTCCTGGCTACCAGTTTGTTCCTGCTTATCGTAATAGAATTTGGGATGGAAAGATAAGATTATATAATCTACAAACAAGCCAATTGTATCTTGGTTTGTTGGATTATGTTAGAGAGTTCTGTGAATCACGGGATTACACATGTGAATATGAAAACAATTTGGATACGGAAGATGAGTACTCAGTATATCATGCAAAGAAGTTTATCGAACAAATTAACCCACATGCTCGTGGTGAACCAATTGAGGTTAGAGAACACCAGATTAATGCCTTTGTTCATGCAATGCAGAAGCGCCGAGCGTTACTTTTATCTCCAACAGCTTCAGGTAAATCACTCATCATCTACCTCATCTTCAGGCAACTTTGGCAATACCAAGATTTAAAAGGACTTGTTATTGTTCCAACCACTTCTTTGGTTGAACAGTTATTCTCAGACTTTGGTGATTATAATGATGGTAGTATGGAAGAACACATACACCGTATCTATCAAGGCAAAGATAAAAACACCGACAAACCGTTGACAATATCCACTTGGCAGTCTTTGTATAAAATGCCAAAAGAATATTTTGAACAGTTTGATTATGTCATTGGTGATGAGGCACATAACTTTAAAGCACAGTCTTTAACCACAATCCTTACATCTTGTGTCAATGCCAAATACCGTATTGGTCTTACAGGTACATTAGATGGAACTAAAACTCATAAACTAGTATTAGAAGGTTTATTCGGTTCTATAAAAAAAGTTATTACCACAAAAGAATTAATTGATAAAGACCAGCTGTCCAACTTTGAAATTAAATGTCTTGTATTAAAACATACCGATGAAGAATGTTTGTTCGTAAAAGATAAAACTTATGCTGAAGAAATTCAGTATCTAATATCACATGAAATTCGTAATAAATTCATTAAGAATCTTACAGTTAGCTTAGGTAAAAATACACTTGTTTTATATCAAATGGTTGACAAGCATGGCAAAATACTGTATGATATGATAAAGGATACAGAGAAAATTGGCAACAGAAAAGTTTTCTTTATTCATGGTGGTGTTGATACAACAGACCGTGAAGATATTAGAAAAATTATGGAGATAGAACAAGATGCTATTATTGTGGCTAGTTTTGGGACTTTTTCTACTGGAATTAATATTAGGAACCTGCATAACATTATATTTGCAATGCCAACAAAATCGAGCATTCGAACTTTGCAAAGTATTGGACGAGGCTTACGACAGAATGAAGGCAAAGAAATAGCAACTTTGTATGATATATCTGATGATCTTAGATATAAAAAACATATGAATTATACTTTGAAACACTTTGTGGATAGGACAAAGATATATAATGAGGAGAAGTTCCCATTCAAAATCTATAAGATAGGACTAAAAAATGGATAATATTAGAATAGTCAAATTACAGAATGGTGAAGATTTAGTAGGTACATTAACAACCAATGAATATGGCAATTACAAACTGGAAGAGCCTATGTCTTTTGAAATTGATTTTCGTAACAATTCCTCTGGATTAATTATGAGGCATTGGTTACCGGTACAACTGATTAAAAAAAATGAAATTGAATTAACACATAAAGATATAATAGCCGTATTAGAACCAGCAGAAGATTTCTGTGAATATTATTGTAATACTGTGGAAAAGATTAAAACATTGTTGGCAGCAAAGAACGCCATTGATGATTTAGATGATGATGAAATACAGGAAATGATAAATGAATTTGAAGAACTTAGGAATAATGGAGATACAATCCATTAATACTTTCAACCAAGGACATACTCGACTTTATACTATTGTCAAGCGTTTGTCAATAACATTATGTGGTAAACATGGCTACTAAACAAAAACATTATATAAACAATGCCGATTTTCTACAGGCTCTAGTTGACTATCAAGATGGTTGTAAAGAGGCAAAGAAGAATAAAACAGAACCTCCTCCTATTCCTAATTACATAGGAGAATGCTTTATGAAGATTGCTGAAGGTTTGTCACACAAACCTAACTTCATTAATTATACCTATCGTGATGAAATGATGTCAGATGGTATTGAAAACTGTTTAATGTATTTTGGTAACTTTGATGCTACCAAATCCAAGAATCCATTTGCCTATTTTACTCAAATTATCTACTATGCCTTTTTACGAAGAATCCAAAAAGAAAAGAAACAAACTTATGTGAAGTATAAAGCTACTGAACAAATGGGTATATTAGATGAAATGGAATTATTAGAATTTGAAGATGGTACCACCAAACAATTTGAACTCTATGATAATATTGCCGAATTTATTGAAACATATGAGGACGCCAAGAAGGCTAAAAAAGAGGTAAACAAACCAAAAGGCCTTGAAAAGTTTTTAGGAGAATGATATAATGTATAAAGTTAATTATACCTTGAGTGGAGGAAGCTTAAGGTTTAAAGTATTTGAAACACTACATGAGGCAACCGTGTTTGCCAACGAACAACCACTTGAATCAGTATTAGAAATTAAATATTATAATGACGTTGACAACAAAAAACCAGACCGAAACTAAAGTAGCAATTATTACCGACCAGCACTTTGGTGCTCGTAATGATTCAATCCATTTTTTAGATTATTATGAGAAGTTCTATAAGGATACATTTTTTCCTACTATTGACAATGCTGGTATTAATACTGTTCTCATCCTTGGTGACACTTTTGATCGCCGCAAATATATAAACTTTTATTCTTTAAAACGTGCCAAAGAAATGTTCTTTGATGAGTTGGCCAAAAGGAACATTCAAGTCCATATGCTGGCAGGTAACCACGATACTTATTTTAAGAATACAAACAATGTTAATTCAGTAGACCTACTACTAAAAGAATATACTAATATTAATGTAATCGATAAACCAACCACAATTTGGTTGAATGATGAAAAATATCCTATTTGTATGATACCTTGGATTTGTCCAGAAAATTATGATGATAGTATGTTTGTGTTATCCGACACCGATTCAAGTATTTGTATGGGACATCTTGAAATTTCTGGCTTTGCCATGAATCGTGGTATACCAAACTATGAAGGATTGGATCGTGGAATATTTAAAAAATTTGATATTGTTTTTTCAGGTCACTATCACCATCGTTCAAATCAAGATAATATCCGTTATCTTGGTAATCCTTACGAACTCACCTGGCAGGATTATAATGATCCGAGGGGCTTTCATTTGTTTGATATTGATACTCTTGATTTGGAATTTATCGAGAACCCAAACGTAATGTTTCATCGTATTACCTATGATGATAAAGAAAATAGTATTACCGAAATTACCAGTAAAGATTTAAGCAAGTATACCGGAACATATGTTAAGGTAGTGGTACTCAACAAAACTAACCCCTATCTGTTTGATAAGTTCATGAGTAACTTATATGATGTAAATCCAGTTGATGTTACCATTGCCGAAGATATGATTGACTTGACAGAAGGTCTGGATGATGATATAGTTAACCAAGCAGAAGATACTATTTCAATCATTAACAAGTTTGTGGATGGTATTAAAGAAGAACATATTAATAATGATAAACTCAAATCGGTTCTCAAAGAACTTTACATTGAGGCATTGAATCAGGAGCAAGCATGAAGAATAAAATTAAAGAGTTGGTTGAAAGGTCTGGATTACACATTGCGTATGATAATCGTGAAGTGACCGATAAAGAAATTGAATACTTTGCAGAACTAATTATTAATACCTGTATGGATGCCGCTAGAAAATATACACTAGACCATTCAGGACTCGATAAATCTTATGATGGTAAAGTTCTGGTATGTGAAGCAATCAAAGACCACTTTAATAAATGATTATATTTCAAAAAGTCCGTTGGAAAAACTTTTTATCAACAGGACAAAATTTTACAGAGATTGATTTACAGAGGTCACCCAATACACTAATTATTGGTAACAATGGTGCGGGTAAGTCCACCATTTTAGATGCCTTGTGTTTTGGACTCTTTGGTAAACCCTTTCGTAAGATTAACAAACCACAGTTATTAAACTCTATCAATGCTCAAGCAGCCATTGTTGAAATTGAATTTGCTATTGGTAAAAAACAATACAAAGTTATTCGTGGTATTAAACCAAATACATTTGAAGTATATTGTAATGATAAGTTGGTTGACCAAGATGCCAAGGCAAAAGATTACCAAGAACATTTAGAGAAGTTTATTCTCAAATTAAATTTTAAATCCTTTACTCAAGTGGTTATATTAGGTTCGGCATCGTTTGTTCCATTTATGCAACTTACTCCTGCTGACCGAAGAGCAATCATTGAGGACTTATTAGACATTCAAATTTTCTCTTCCATGAATGGTGTGGTCAAAGAAAAAATGGCAATCATTAAAGATTCCACCACAAAAACCAAACATGAAATGGACTTGACATCCGAAAGAATTAATTTCCAAAAGCAAAGCATTGAGGAACATAAGAATCGGAATGATGAGGAAATTGAAAAGAAAAAGAAAGAGATTGCCACAAGTATAGACCAAACTTTTACTCTACAAAGAGATATAAGTTTAATTCAAAAACATATTGATGTTCTCCAGAAAAAGATAGAAGATAAACTTTCTGTGGAAAAGAAAAGTAAGAAGCTGTTACAGTTAGAATCGAAGATTGAAACCAACATTAAAAAGAATGAAAAGGATATTGCTTTCTATGAAGAACACGACAACTGCCCAACCTGCAAACAAACCATCGAAGGAGAGTTTAAGCGAGAGCAAGTTGAAGAAAGAAAATCCAAAGTCACTACTCAACGGCAAGGCCTTGAGGAAATCTCTACACAGATTACTCAAGCAAACCAAAGAATAGAACAAATACAAGATATCATTAAACACATTGGTGGCCACAATAATGAGATTGTTAAACACAACTCTACGATATCTGCCATTAACAAATATATTAATAAGATTCAAAGTGAAGTTGAAGAACTTGCCAATCGTAAAGATAATCTAGAAGAAGAAAATGCCAAACTTAAAGAGTTACGGGAAGAATTGGCCAAACTGATTGTGAAGCAAGAAGAACTATCATCAGAAAAACAATACTATGAGTTTGCCGGTTCTTTATTAAAAGATACTGGTATTAAAACCAAGATTATTCGTCAATACTTACCTATTATGAATAAGTTAATTAATAAGTATTTGACTGCAATGGACTTCTTTGTGAACTTCAATATCAATGAAAACTTTGAGGAAACAATTAAGAGTAGACACCGTGATGAATTTGGTTATGCTAACTTTTCAGAAGGTGAAAAGATGCGTATTGACTTGGCACTACTGTTTACATGGCGACAGATTGCTAAGTTAAAGAATAGTACCAACACCAACCTATTAATTTTAGATGAAGTATTTGATTCTAGTTTAGATGGTGTAGGCACAGAGGAGTTTTTGAAGTTGATTCATGAAATGGGTTCTGATACAAATATTTTTGTTATCTCCCATAAAGGCGACCAACTGTTTGATAAGTTTAGGTCAATCATTAAATTTGAGAAAAAGAATAATTTTAGTCAGGTGGCAAAATGAGTGAAGTCTTTACATATAACACGGAAGAAGTTGTTAAACAACCCACACCACAACAACAAACATTACCTTTAGTTGGCGAAAATAATCCAATTTTAAAAGAGGTAATGCCAGAGTTTGATTTTAAAAATCCACCAGTTAATCCTATGGCATTAGCCACAGTATTGGTAGAAACCTGTAAACTACACAAAGGTTATGGATTGTCCGCCAATCAATGTGGACTAAAACACAGAGTATTTGTAATGGGACATGGTGAAGAATATGTGGCATTTTTTAATCCCAAGATTACTTCCACAATTGGTGAATGCCACATGATTGAGGGTTGTTTATCTTTTCCACTTTTAGGATTAAGAATTACCAGACCTGAAACAATTGAGGTAGAATACCAAGACTTCAATGGAGCTACCAGAACGGCAAAGTATAGTGGTATATCTGCTCGATGTTTTTTGCATGAGCTTGACCACCAAAATGGAATAGTGTATACTGATAAAGTAAAACCAATGGCATTACAATCTGGTATGAGTAAAAGAAACAAAATGATAAAGAAATTGAGAATTCGTTAATGGCAACACCAATTGAATATGTAGATAAACAATGGAAAGATTGGTCTGAAAAGAATCCACCTTCCACATTCAAACACATTGATAAAGAACAACTGGTAAAAGTTCTTACTGAAGATTTAACTTATGCTTCTCAAATGGATGTCCGTGAATATACTCTGTACCAAAAATGGTGTGAAGTAAAAGAAAGATATCCTGTTCAAGAAGTATCTACATTGTTTGGCCAAGAAACTCACATGGTTTATCCTGAACAAGAGAAACTTATTAAACAAGTTAAAAATAATTTCTGGATGCCAACTGAGCCGGATGATTATGAAAAATTAAAACCCGTTATGAAATTACATAATGGTGAATTGGCAGAAACATGGAATGCCATTCGTACTTTTTCTTCTACAATGAAGAACAACTCCAATATTGGTCGTAACTTATTCTATACGATTGAAGATGAGATTACCAATAAATACTTGGGTGTAATATGTATCTCATCAGACTTTCTGGACTTAACTCCTAGAGATAAAGCAATTGGATGGGATAGAGATGTTAAAACGCAACAAGGAATGATTAATCATACCGCAATTGGTTCCACTATCGTTCCATTACAACCACTCGGCTTTAATTACATGGGTGGTAAATTACTTGCTTTACTTTGTTTGGCTGATACAGTTCAAAAAGATTGGAAGGAAAGATATGGAGATGTCCTTGTTGGAGTTACAACTACTAGTCTTTATGGGAATACTAAGTCTGGTGGTCTTTCTCAGTATGATGGATTAGAACATTGGAATAAAATGGGTTTCTCAAGTGGTTCTGTGGCATTTGAACCTAGTAGAGCAACCAAGAAAATGATTTTTGAGTGGTTAAAAGAAGAACACACTAAGAAATATTTTGAGTGGTGGGAAGCCAAGAATCTACAAGGTCTTCCGCTTAAGCGTGACCATAAAAATCGTTCATTACATTTTGCATATCCAAAACTTGGTATACCAAAAGAATTAACAAGAACGGAACATCAACGTGGTATCTATTTTAGTCCACTCTATAATAATACCAATGAATATCTTTGTAAACAAATTACAGAAGATAAACTGGTAAAGTCATTTGATACCAGCGTAGAAGCATTATCTATTATTTGGAAAACAAAGTATGCCAAAGGTAGAATTCGGCAATTACAAAAGAAAAACAATGTTTCATATGAAACTCTTTTCTATGACGATTTGATTTACCTGTCATGGGAAGATACCAAAGCGAAATATTTACCACAAGTTGGTCGATAAACGCTTGACAAATCACATACATAATGATATGATGTGAGAACTTGCTTAAGGCAAGGATTTATTATTAACTTTACTATGGAGTATTACAATGAGCAAATTATCTGCTAAACAAAAAATCGTAAACTATTTAAGCAAGAATTCTGACTATGGTCTAACCACAAGTCAAGCTCGTGCTAAATTTGGTATTCAAAACGTTTCAGCTCGTATCGATGAGTTACGTCAAGAAGGCCATGTGATTTACACAAACACACAAACCCGCAATGATGGTACAAAGTTCAATTTGTATCGTATGGGTAAACCAACTAAGGCACTTGTCAAAGCTGCTTTGGCTGCCGGTTATAGCTTCAACCAACCACACCAAGAAGTTTAATTCGTAGAGGGACTTAGGTCCCTCTTTTTATCATTATCGGAGCACAAATGGAAATATCAATAAAAAAAGAAGATTTGCAAACAAAAAGTCTGTTTGTAGCAACGCCTATGTATGGTGGTATGAACCACGGTCTTTACATGAAAGCGTGTTTAGATTTACAAGGCCTCTGTATGCAGTATGGCATACAAGTAAAATTCTCATTTCTATTTAATGAGTCCCTAATTACACGAGCAAGAAATTATCTTGTCGATGAATATCTCCATCGTTCCGATTGCACTCATATGTTGTTTATTGATTCGGACATCCACTTTAATCCGCAAGATGTGATTGCACTCTTGGCTATGGACAAAGAAGTTTCTGGTGGTCCTTATCCAAAGAAAGCAATTAAATGGAAGTCTGTTAAAACAGCAGTAACAAAAAATCCAGATATTGATCCTGGTATGCTTGAGAAAGTTACTGGTGATTATGTGTTTAATCCAGTTAAAGGCACGGCACAATTCTCTGTTACAGAACCTTTAGAAGTTATGGAAATTGGTACAGGCTTTATGATGATGAAGCGTGAAGTATTTACAAAATTAAAAGAAGCATTCCCAATGATTCGTTATAAACCTGACCATGTAGGACAGGCACACTTTGATGGTTCTCGTTACATTCATGCTTACTTTGATACAGTCATTGATACTGCTGATTCAATTACTGGTGGTGGTTCTGACCGCTACCTATCAGAAGATTATATGTTCTGTCAGATGTGGCGTAAGATTGGTGGAAAAATTCACCTTTGTCCTTGGATGAAAACATCACACATTGGTACATATCACTTCCAAGGAGATATGCCAGCTGTTGCTAATTTTGTCGGAGAAATGTAACATGGCATGGCAAGATAGTAAGGGTAATAAAGGTACTGATGACAATGTTAAATTGGTTTCAGAAGCACCTTATCATCCAGGTTATGAAGATGTTGGGTTTGACACTCTCGAACAAATCATTGGCCGTAAATTTGATGGTGGCAAATTAGAATATGGTTTGTTACCACCATTAGCACTAGAAGAAACTGTTAAGGTATTAACTTTTGGTGCTCAGAAGTATGAAAGAGATAATTGGCAAAAAGTACCGGATGCCAAACGTAGGTATTTCGATGCACTACAACGTCATGTGTGGTCATGGAAACAAGGGGAACAAATCGATCCCGAATCTGGTATACATCACTTGGCACACGCAATGTGCTGCTTGATGTTTCTATATGAACATGATATAATGTATTCTTTAAATAATGGAGAAGTAAATGAAGCTGTCAAATGAAACCCTAACCGTATTGAAAAACTTTTCAACAATCAATCAAGGCATTCAATTTAAACAAGGAAAGAAACTTACCACAGTATCTTCCAGTAAAACTGTATTAGCACAAGCCAATCTCAAAGATGAATTCCCACAAGAATTCTGTATCTATGATTTGAATGAGTTCTTATCCGTTCAAGGTCTTTATAAAGATTGTGAGATTGACTTTACTGCATCAGATGTAATCTTTAAATCTGGCAAGCGTTCAGGTAACTATCGTATGACTGCCAAAGAAATGATTGTAACTCCTCCAGAAAAAGAACTAACACTTCCTTCTGTAGATTGTGAATTCACTTTGACATCAGAAGATTATGATGCCGTTATGAAGGCAACCAATGTATTATCTTCTCCACACATCTCTGTACAATCTGATGGTGAAACTGTCAATATTGTTTCATTTGATGCCGGCAATAATGCAGCACACACAAACACAATTGAAGTAGGTCAAGGTAACGGAAAGAAATACTCTATCGTATTCAAAGCAGAGAACATTAAGTTGATTTCTGGTACATATGATGTTAAGATTTCTTTTAAAGGTATTGGACATTTTAAAAACACCAAAGATGACATCCAATACTGGATTGCATTTGAGGCTAAAGAAACTAAAATTGAAGGGTAATTATGTTAGTTTATTTTACAGATGCGGTAACACAAAATAAGTTTGCAGTTAATCCAGAATATGTTGTTGGAGTTTTTATTGCCTCCGATGAAGAACATAAAGGTAAAACTGTATTGAATTTGTTGAATGGTTCTTTTCTAATTGAAGAAAAACAAATTGATGCTGTTGGTGTACTACAAGGCGTATTGAAGTAATACCTAAAGAAGTAAATTATATTATGGGAGTTTGTGATGGAACATTTATTATGGGTCGAGAAGTATCGGCCAAAAACTATTGAAGAATGTATTTTACCTGATGCCATTAAATCTACGTTCCAAGAGTACGTTAACAGAAAAGAAATACCGAATCTATTATTATCTGGCTCAGCAGGCGTTGGAAAAACAACTATTGCTAAGGCACTATGTAATGAAGTTGGGTGTGATTATATTGTTATCAATGGTTCAGATGAATCAGGTATTGATGTACTTCGTAACAAGATTAAGAACTACGCTTCTTCAGTTTCTCTTGCAGGTGGTCGCAAGGTTATTATCATTGATGAGGCCGACTATCTTAACGCTAATTCAACACAGCCAGCATTGCGTGGAGCAATTGAAGAATTCTCCTCAAACTGTTCATTCATTTTCACTTGCAACTTTAAGAACCGTATCATCGATCCGATACACTCTCGTTGTTCTGTGGTCGATTTTAAAATCAACGGTTCTAAAGCCAAGATGGCTGCACAATTCTTTAAAAGAGTTGAGTGGATACTTGAACAAGAAAACATCACCTATTCTAAAGATGTCGTGGCAGCAGTTATCACAAAACACTTTCCAGATAATCGTAGAGTTCTCAATGAACTGCAACGATACTCGGTTTCTGGCACCATTGATGCTGGTATTTTGTCTAATATTGCTGATGTACAACTTGATACTCTTATTACTTCGTTAAAAGATAAAGACTTTGCATCTACTCGTAAGTGGGTAACCAACAACCTCGACAATGATCCAGTAAAAGTTTATCGTAAACTATACGATGGACTATATGAGGTTCTTAAACCTGCTTCAGTACCACAATTGGTTCTCATTCTAGCTAGATACCAATATCAATCTGCCTTTGTTGCCGACCATGAAATCAATATGATTGCTTGTTTGACCGAAATCATGGTAGATTGTGATTTCAAATGAAAATAGGATTTAATTGTTCATGTTTTGATTTGTTTCATGCCGGCCACGTTACCATGTTAAAAATGGAAAAAGAACGGTGTGATTATCTCAAAGTAGCTCTTCAAGTAGACCCCACAACAGATAGACCTGGTTTAAAAAATAAGCCAGTACAATCTATCTATGAAAGATATGCTCAGGTTCAAGCCTGTAAGTATGTTGATGAGATTCTATTATACGACACCGAAAAAGAATTACTCAATCTTATTATGACACAAGATATGCACATTCGTTTTTTGAGTGATGAATATCTATACAGAGATTTTACCGGTAAACAATATTGTATGGACAATGGTATAGAATTATTCTATCATAAACGACAACACACATATAGCACTTCTGAATTAAGAAATCGTGTATATGAATTGGAATTGGCCAAACGCCAAGAAAAAGATGTTGTTGATATTCCACAATACTCTACGGAGTTATTAAAATGAACCATACAAATATTCTAAAATTAGGTTTAGAAGGTGAAAAAGTTATTGTAGAGATGCTTCGTCAATTTGATATTGATGTGTATCATGTTTATGATGACAACAAGTATGACCGTGAAAAAGATATTCTTGTAGATGGTAAATATAAAGTTGAAGTTAAAACACAAGCACCCTTTATCAAATTAGATTCGTTTAGTTTTTTACCAAATCAACTTCGTAAATGTACAGAAGCAGATGTATTATATTTTGTTTCTGTTCCACATCCTACATGGCCACATTTTTCTGACGGATGGATTTATAGAGCAGTACCAAATAAATTTGAATATAAGAATTGGAAAGATAGATGGGGCAAA